CACCGTGTGTATTAAAATAATTTAAAACAAAATTATTTAAAGAATTAACAGCCTTTTTTAATTTAGCATTATCTTTATCCATTTTAGCTTTCCATTTTGTTTCATCTAATTTAGCTCCACAAAATTCGGTATAAGCTAATACTTTAACAAATTCATTTTCTAATTGACAAGCTTTATTAAGATTTTCTCTGTCAATATCAATTTGTTGAGAAGCTTCAATGTCTTCAAGATATTCTACATCAGTTCCAGCATATTGTACTACTTCTGGAGTTAATCCTACTTTAACAATTTTTCCTCGAACTGTTTTATCAAGTTCAATATTAATTCTATTTCTAGCTACTGCTTTTAATGCTGTGGAAAATTTATAAATAAGTTCTTCATCTTTATTTTTTGCTTCTAAATAGGGCCATTTATATCCATTCTTTTCATATTCCCAAGGATATATACCTTTATAGAATTGTCCCCAGCCTAACCAAATTAATTGTTCACGTAGCATAGTATCTACTACGTGTTTAGGCCATATATTATAGTAATAAAGATACTTTAAATCAAATCCAATATTATGTCCTATAAATTCCCTATCAGATTCAAACATATCTTTAAATAAAGTTATAGGATAAGAAGATTGGTCAAATACAAATTGATTTTCTTTATGACCTAATTGGTAACAGAGAAGGGGTTTAGTATATACATCTAACCCCATAGTCTCTGTATCAAATTGTTGTCTTTTTAATTCCCATAAATATTCTTTAGCATCTTTGAAACTAATTTCTTTGTATAAATCAGTTTCAAACAGACTCTTCTGTTTGCTTACTAAATATATCATTGTTTAAACAAGATGGATTTCTTGCTACAATAACTTTCGGACGCCAAATTTCTCCAGGTTTTCCTATATGACATCCAAATCCTATATATTTAATATCAGGAAAATATTGAAATATATAATTTGTTACAAGAATAGTACAATTAGGAGTCTCATATTCTCCAATATAGAGACAAACATGAGAACCCGGCCAATAATAACCTCTTATTGCAAATAATGCATTATATCCATATTTCTTGCACAAAAATACGTGCATATCATTTTTATCCATATTAGAAGGAGTACTGATATGTAAATCTTCTCCTTCTAACCAGATTGGAACTCTTTTTTCTAAAAATTCTTTTTCAGTCATTTGTTATCCTCTATTGTTTGATTAATTTCATCAATTAAATATGAAGTAGTTAATTCAACTTCCTCTTCTTCATCTACAATAAAATTTTCTACATAATAATGTTCTGCTAACCAATTATAAAATTCAGTGGCATTATATTCTTTATTCATATCTTTACACCACTGAACATATTCTAATACAGTATCGTCATCAATTTCTGCAGTATTATAAACTTTTATTAGAAATCTCATTTAATCTATTATTTAAAAATTTTCAGTCATTTTTCTATATTAATTGTATTACCCGCATATTTAATAATATAATAAGTGTCTGTTTCGGTAATAAAATTAGATAAATTATTTTTAATTTCTTCTATAAAATAATTATCTAATTTAGATAATGTTATGGTATTTCCAATAGGTTTTATACACATTACATTCCAATTAGTCAATAACTTTTTGAATTCATCCATTTAATCTATTATTTAAAAAATCAATAAATTTAGATTCTCTAGGCCAAGCTACTTTTCCTTTCCAGAGGTGACCCCAAGAATCTATATAATTAATCTGAACTTTAATTCCCTTATTATAATAAGTTTTTTGATATAATTCTAAAAGTTCTTCTGCATTAAATCCCTTATTAAGATATTTATCTAATCCTATAAAATATGTATTAAATATTTCATTTAAAGTACATTTAGGTTTAGATATTTTCTTCCCATCAGGAAATAACATTCCTATTTGCCATACAGGAGGAATTTTAGTAGGAGATAATATAACACTTTTAGAAATCACAGCTTTCTTTTTTGCCATATAATTGTGCTGCGGAAATGAAATATGTTAAATAGTAGTTTAAATTATAAGCCAATTCTATCATAAATTTAATATCTTCTTCTCTTGATAAAATAACTCCAGTTTTCATTCCTTCTTTTAGAATGTCATTAAATTCTTTTGCTGTTTGTTTTTCACTATCAAGATACTTCATTTAATTGGTCTTTAATAACATAAATACTTACAATAGGCTTATCTGATTTATATATTTTTTCATCTGGAAATTTCTTTTTCAATGCTTCACAAGATTCTGAAACACTATCAATTAAATATCCACAATCATTTTTTGCTACTGTAAAATATATCATAATAATGTTTTTAGTGTTTTACCACATCTTCTTTCTAATTTCTTTATAGCACCTTTTCTTAGTTGCCTAATTCTTTCGTCTCCTAAATTCATTTCTTTTGCAATGTCCTTTATTGGCCTTTCTAATTGCCCATCAAGTCCATAAAACTCAGTAATAACTTTATATTCTCTTGGATTAAGAATTTTTAATGCAGAAGAAATAGATTCTTTAGTAAATGTATCAGAAAATGGTTTAATATCTTCTGTTAAAGTATTTTCAACAGTAGTTTTTCCATCATCTGTTATAGGTGTATCAAGAGATTGGCAATAAGATTTATTTAATACTACAGAATTATATTGTTTCTGAGTTATATTAGTTAAACTTATTAATTCTTCATCAGAAGGCTCTCTTTGATATTTATTAACAAATTCTTCATAAGCTTTTTTGACTTTAGTTATCTTAGTAATATAAGTAATTGGATATCTAATAGTTCTTCCAGTATTATATATTGCTCTAATAATTTCTCTTCTAATATACCAAACAGCATAACTTATAAAATGATATCCTTTATCAGGATCATATCTTTCTACACTTTGTATTAATCCAAGGTTTCCACTATTTATTAAATCTATTAGTGGAACACCTTGACCAACAAATTGTTTAGCACAGGTTACAACAAAACGAAGATTAGAATTTATAAGTTCTTCTCGTGCTTTTTTATTTCCATTTCTCATTTTTCTTGCTAATTCAATTTGCTCTTCACCTTTATATATAGGATATTTACTTATGTCTTTAAAATATTTTTGTAGAAGTTCACTATTTTCTGTAAGAATATTCTTCTCTGTAGTTATTTCTTTCATACAAAAATATTAGGTGCAATTTGACTTCCAGGATATTTAGTTTGTTTTGGAGGAAATTGTTTAACTTTAGATTTAATTGGAGCTTTTTCAATTATCTTACCTTTATCGTCATATAAATTTGCAAATTTATTAATTGTTCCCATTGTCACTTATCCATATATTATTAATATTATTTATTTTAACTATCTTATATCTTCCTTCAAACTCATCTCCCAAATTAATCATAGGACCTCCTGATGGATCAATTGCCTCTGGTTCTAAAAAGTTGTCTCCAATATACCTACAAAATTCTAATACATATTTATGTTTTTCATCTACTTGTAGTTTCCATTCTGTTACATGAGGTTCGATTTCTTTTAGATGTTTTTGTACTAATTTTAAATCTGCACCATCTCTATTAAACAACTTTATTTCTTTCATATTTGATTAGTTTCTTTTAAATATTTCCATATTTGATATTTAGTTAAACCTTCTTTATACATACATTCTTGTCGAGATTTATATTCTTTTCCTTCATAAATACAAGGTCTAGCTTTTTTACCTCGACCACTTACTTGATAATTTTCATCAGTAAACCTTTCTATATTATGTTTCTTTTTAGTTTCTATAGCATCATTTATAACCTTTATAGATTTTAATTTACGTTCTTTATTTGGAGTATAAGCAATAGATTTTATTTCATGGTAATTTTCTTTAATAAAATTAATAAGAAATTCCCAATCTTTCTTTTTAATTTTTTCAAATTTACTACAATAGACTCTTAATCCGTTATCTCCATTTTTATCCCAATCAAGAAGTTGTATAAGGTTTTCTTTTATTTGAACATCATCAGTAGTATCCTTTTCATCATTATACATAAAACGAGCATAAGCATTAATTAACTTACGTTCGTCTATTTCTCTTAAAAGTTCTACATTAACTACTAACTGAATCATTCTCTTTCATCATACACAATTTCATATTCATCTGGATTATCTACTTCTAAATCCATTTCCTCTGAAGAAAAATTACAATCACAATTCCAATTTTCATATGCTTGATCCCAAGCTTCGTCTCTTTCTTCTTCAGACTCATATTCTTCATCGTCAAGATGTAAAAGATAACTATAATTTTCCCAAAGGTGTTCTGTTATTTCATCAAAAGGAAAATCATCATAACTTAATGGGTCTTCCTTTGAATATGCACAATAATATGTATCAGTTCCACCTATAGGAGCTGATGCAGTTATTAACCATGTTTTAATCATAATATTCTTTAATTTTGTTTAATACAAATGTAAGAGCCTTATCTTCATTATACTCTCTCACATCTAATTTTTCATCAGTTACAGTAAATGCAAAACAATTTAAATCATCATCTTCGAAATGATGAAATAAATATTCAGGAATAAATCGATCAAGTAAAAAGTTCTCTAATTCTTCTGAATCATTCAATACTTCAGGAGTTTCATCAAGATAATCCCATAAATCATCTTCATAACACCATTCCCATAATTTTTCTAAAAATTCATTTTCATCTAAAATATTGAGATGAGGATTAATTACTTTACCATCAATTATAACAAAATTATATTTAATCATTCTATATCGTCTTTAGTGTTAAAATCTTCTCCATATTCTACGAAGTTTTTAAGCTTCCAAATAATGAAATCTAAGTCTCCATCCTCGACTTTATCAATAAATTCAAGAACATCTTGAATGGCTTTAGTATAAATATCATTCGATATCATCTCTAAATGCTTTAAATGCTGGTTGAAGAGGAATACCATCATCAGAATAATAGAAGAACTTACATTCTCCTATATGTCCTTTATAATGAGTTTCAAAATTATTCCAATATTCCTCTTTTTGTTCTCTATCTCCAAAAGGTTTTGCTTTAAATATTCTACCATCTTTCATTTCCATGATAAATACCATATCTTCACTACCACGAAGTCCTGCTTCTTTGCCAATAACTTTGAAGCAGTCATCTTTATAGATTTTGATTTTTATCATATCATTGGTACGACCATTTGGTCTATAAAGAGCATCGGGATCTCTAATAACTAATCCTTCCCAACCTTCTAAAACATATTGATTATGAAGTTTCATCATATTATCCCATCCAATTACTTCTTCTTGAGGAACAAACTGAATTCTAAGTTCTCCATCCTCAAAGTTCTTTTCGGGATCAAATATAAGATTCATTTCATCTCTTATGTCTCTCATAAGAGCCCAACGTTCATCAAATGTAGAATTTGGATCTACTATATCATACCAATAGAACTGAAGAACACTATAATCTTTAACAGTTTTCTGAGTTCTAGCAATGGAATTTAATTGTTGAAGAGTATAACCATGATGATAACATTCTCCATCCATAATTAATCCGGGATTCTCTTTAAATAACTGAATTAAAGATGAATGTTCAAGAATATCAGACATAGCTGCATCATAATTCATAGCACCTCGTGATGCAGTATGAAGATTACCATCATCTCCCATATAAATAAGTGCTCTTAATCCATCAATTTTTCTTGATGCTAACCATACTTTATCATATATTTTAGGATTAGTAACTTTATCAGCCTGCTTAGCTAACATAGGTTTGGGAACTCCATTTTGATTAGAAACAATTTCTCCTAGAATAGACATTAATTCAGATTCAGAATATTCATCTGGATCTTTATCAACTTCTTTATATCCTTTATCAAGTTTTTCTTTTACTAAATGCTTAGCTTCAAGCATTACTTGTTCCCACATATTACGTGAGGCTTTTCCTCTTTCAACCATTTTATCTGGTTGAGGAGTTCTTTTTCCTCCTAATAATCCGGAAGTTCTATGAATTATAAAATAACGATTTTGTTTATCATCAGGATTAACTAATTCATAACTGACTATTGCTACTCTAATCTTTCCTTTAGTATCTTTGCTAACAAGATACCATATTTTATTATTAGGAATTATATCTTGAGGAGCAAATAAGTCATTCTGCATTTTTAAAATATAATTTTTTATCAGTTAAAAGAAAATCCCAAAGTTCATCTATACTATTAAGATGATATTCTACTTCTTCTTTTTCTTTAAAAAGGTCAGCTTCTTTAGTAATTGTTACTCTTTTATCCTCAATAGTTTCAAATAAATAATAATATATCCAATCACTTCCTGTTTCAGTGAAATGTGATTCTATGAATATATCAAGCATTTTTCCTACAGAATCAACCCAATCACAATCAAATAAATTGCAACCATATTTTCTTCCACTAAAAGCTTCTTCCATTCTACTAATAGCTTGTTCAAATGCTTGACAATTTAATATATATTCAGTAAATTCTTCTTTAGTAATCATTTTCCTTCTCTTACTAAACCACCATCAGCACCTCTTTCGGTTTCATCTAATTCATCTGTTTCAATAAATTCCCAGTCTTCTACTTTTCTAAGCATTACTTGAGCAACAGCTTCATCTAATTTATATGGAATTAATTCATTTTCTAATTCTAAAATATTCAAATCTCTATCTCCAGTTGGGAATAATTGCTCAAATGGAGTACGACATTTAAACATTATAAGCCATTCTCCTCTATAATTACTGTCTATAGTACAGGGAGCATTAGGAATATACCATTCTTTTTTAGTATTAGTACTTCTTGGAACAATACTACATTCATAATCCTCCGGAATGGCAGTAGCAAATCCTAATCCATATTCTAATCTATCATATTTAGGATTATACTTTACTGAGGTTGCAAATAAATCTTTTCCAGCATCTCCAACATGTTTAAAATCTGGAATTCTAGCGTTTTCATTTAATTTCTTGAATTTTACTTGGATCATTTAAATAAGATATTAGTTGATTACAAGCATTACCTTTTTCAGAATAAAATACTTGAATTATCTCATTGTTTTCATATAACTCTATAAAAGGATTAAGTTTAGCACTCCAAGGACCTTTAATTCTAAATCCTTCCTTTTTCCCTTTTACAGTATTCATATTAACATAGTTAATAAAAAAAGGAACTCTAAGATGTATTTTATCTAAGAGTTCCTTATCTTTTATATTATCATAAACAACTATTGCATTCATGAGTTACTGTATCAAATATAAACCCTTTTTTGCAATCTAAACAGGCCCATTTATCTGTAATTAACGGAGATTTAAGTTGAGTATGCCCAAACACTTGATATATTCTTTCTTTTCCTTTAGGAATAATATTATCTGAACTAGAATTTTGTATATCAATATGTTCTCTTAAATCAGCCCATTCACAAGAACCATAAAACATATCTCCACCTCTATAATGAGATATATTAGAGATAGCTTTAATATAATTATTATTAAATTTACTTAATGAAGTATCTTTTAATACTTTTGCAGCTTCAAAAACTGAAGAATTTTTTTCTGATGGGATATTTCCATCATAATCCATATAATGATATAAAAATCCACTTGCCCATCCTTCAGAAATACCTGCATGACTAAATATCACATCGTTTTCAATCCAAACAAGGTTAAAATATTCTAAATTTTGTAAAAAAAACTTATGATATTTTTCCCAATTTTTATAATCAGTTCTTGTTGCAGCTTGAAATTTAGACCATATATAGCTATCGGTATGATTTCCTGTTAATAAAATATATTTATTAGGTTCATTTTTCTTTAATGAAATAATATCTTCTAACATTTTAAGAAGATTTTGACTATCATAAAAATCATCACATTCCATTAATTCTGGATTTTCATCAATTTCATTTTCATAAGGATCTAAATAATCACCTAAAAATATTATTTTATCAACTTTACCTATATTATTAATTATCGTTTGTCTCCAAAACTTTCTCCCGTGGCAATCCGGAATTACTAAATACTTCATCGTCCATTCTATGCTTAAAATCTTTTATAAGAGGAATTAAATCATCTTCTAAATTATCCCCACATATACTCCAACCATCTGTTTTAATATGAATAAATTTGCCTCCTCCCCCGTCTCTACTAGACAAAGTTATAGATTGAGGTTCTCCATTTCTATCTTCAGTACAATCAGGTTCTTGGATATAAGTACAAGTTATTTCATCTAGAAGTATTTCATTATCCTTTGGCCAACCATCTGTTATAATTTTTGTTACCATTCTATCCAAATTTTAAATATAATAATTACAATTGTTATAATAATTATAAATAAAAGTGGAATCCATAATGGACTAAATACCCACCACCAACTCCAATCTATTTTATCATATATTTTAGCAAAGAAAAAAGCTAAAAATACTATAACTGGTATAGGCCACGAACAGCCTATATTTATTTTATTATTTGTTTCCATGTTTCCAAAACTTATAAGTCCAATCTATTAATTGTCCATTTTCTATTTTATAAAATCTTTGATTAGTATTAGGATTATCTAATCCGCCTAATTCTTTTTTATAAGGACCAAGTTTAATATAATCAAATAATTCTAATTCTATTTCATTAGGAATAGAAGTTCCTCCCCAATACCAACCAACTTTCAAAGGAGGATCTGCATTTTTAATACACTCTGCCAAATAGTTAATTTCTTTTGGGTTTCCTCCCATAAATCCCATTAAAGTAATTCCTTCATTATGATAGATTAACTTATGTAATTCCTTACAATTTAATTCTATTCCAATATCTTCCCAAAGTTCTGGACTATGACATCCAGGACAATGGAAAGGACAATTTGATATATTTATTAAAAGAGATATTTCATCAGGAAATTCTTGAAAACCTATTTGAGTATCAGTATATTTCATTAGTCTCTTTCCTCCCAATAACTAATTACTCTATCATCATCCCAACTTTTAAATTCATTAGCTGAAGGCATATCTTCAAATTCTTCATTCATAGCAAAATCATAAGTTATCCAATTATCTACTCCAGCATATTCTAAGCAATCATAAATATATTCTTTTCTTAAAAGTTCGGCATATCTTTCTTCACTAATTTCAATCATACTTCTTTAATATATAATTGGCAACAGCATGTATCTTGTAATCTATAAGAAGAGCAAGGACAAACAAGATCATCGCAAGGCTCTTCATGTATACACGGACATTTTCCATTATTTCTTTCTATAGCTTTTGTAATTCCTTTAACTATCTTTTCATTAGGATTTAATTTCCAACCTTCTTTAACAAAATATTCCATTATTAAACCCTTTCATCATTTTTAGCATAAATTCTTTTCTTTTGTTCAATCTTTCTAGAATTACTAAAAGCACTCACTGGCCTTAAATATCCAATAATTCTAGTCCAATAATCAATATTTTCACTACCACATTTTGGACATTTATCAATTGGAGCATTTACTACATGACCACAAGATTTACATTCACTAATAGGAATATTAAAAGTAAAATAATTAGTCCCTTCTTTAATAGCAAAATCTATTAATTTAAGATATTGTTCTTTAGAAAGATGTTCATCTAAGTTAGCGTGCAAAGCCTGTCCTCCGTCACAGTATGGAGCCACCTGTTTTCCATGTAATATGAATTTGTCCAATATAGAAGTATTATCCCAAGGATTATAAAAATAGCAATTATAAAGATTTTGATTTTCTGGAACCCAATATCCATCTTTTTTATCGTGTTCATAAAGTTTTACTCCAAGGCTTTCTCCAGGAATAGCTTCACTATTAAATAAGAATGGTCTTTTCTTATCATGAATAGAATGTAATTTATTTTGCTCTTTAATTGTTCCACAGATTAATTGAAGGAATTCAATATATTCTTTGTTATTAGAAACTTTCATTCCTAAAAATTGTGCTGCTTCACAGTAGCCCAATATTCCAATAGTAGAATAAAGCTTCTTCATATAGATATATCCACCATTAGAAGGAGCAAACATTCCTTTATCCTCTAAATCATAAAGCATTGTTTTATATGCAATATGATATTTGTATACTCTTTCTAAAATAGAAATAAGATATTCTTTTAACTTTTGATATCCAAAACTTTTATCCATTCGACCTTCATTTAACACTTCATCATTATCATCATAAAAGTCTTTATTGTAACAATCCTGAACAATTCTATTAATATTAAGAGTAATTACATTACAAGATCCAGTCATAATACCAGTCAATCCAGTAGTACTACTGAATGTGTTTTCCTGCATTTCATTTAGTACTCTACAACAAGAAGCTAACGCTGATGGATTATCAGAAAGATAACAGAAGAAACTTCCCCCTTTTGCCCATTCTTCAGCACAAAGTTCTTTATATTCTTTATCAATAACATCATGGCCATCATGTACCATAGCCATAGTAGTTACAGGGAATGTTAATGGTTTAATAAGTCTAAGTTCTCTATGAAGTTCCATAAAGATTCTTTGAAGTACATCTATAGCTTTCCATTCAGGTTGAGTTCCATCTGGATAATAAAAGTCTTCAAAGATTGATTTAAAGTATGTTTTGTCGTAATAAGAAATATTACTAAAAGGACTATTATAACTTCTGTTACCAGCAGGCTGATTTACTCCATAAATAAAATGTTTCATTCCTTTTCTGATAGCCCTTTTAATTGTCATAGGTTTAAGACTATGTTCATTAGTAATTACTACATCTAGTTTTTCATACCACTTAGGACCAAATTCTGCTATTACATAATAATTTAAAGCAATTATATAATCTCCTAAAGCTATAGCACCTTTTGCAGAAGCTGAAAGTAGGAAAGTTAAATTGGTTACCTGTCCACTAAATGACCTAATATCATTAGGTTCAGATGGAGTTACTCCATCAATTTTGCCTACACCTTCTGTCATTAATGGATATAAAGTAGCAGCCATACAATATGGTTTAACTACAGGAGAAGAAGCTTCATCATTAGTATAAATTACCCAATGTTCAAGATCTTCTATATATTGTTTACCTAAATCCTCCCCAGGATTTTGTTCATTAATTTTGTCTTTTAGTCTTTGACGATGAATTCGTCTGTTAGTTACTTTATATACTTCTCCCTCTAGATTTGCCACATTTTTCATTGTAACATTGGCATTATCATCAGTCTCAGAAGAAGTTGAGGCATTATTATTAGAATTAGCATAGTCATCCATATAATCTATACGTCCTCTAATAAATCTGGCTTGTTTATGGTCTAGTCTGTATGCTTGGTAACAATCGGCTATTTCTTGATAATCAAAATTACGTAATGTTTCAATTACCTGGTCTTGAATATCCTCAATATTCATACCATCCCATATTTTTACAGAATTAACTAATTCATCATATACATCATCATCTACAGAATACCCAATTGAATTAAAAGCTGCTTTTATTGCATTTTTAATTTTTAACGGATTAAACTGTTCTTTTTTACCTGAACGTTTAATAACATACATTTTTTCTTTCTACATATTTAAAAAATTAAAGAGTTATATAGAATATTAATATATTCATAATAACTCTTTAATCAAAATAGTATTTAAAGTTCTAAACCGAACTTTTTAGAGAAATCTTTTAGAACATCATACATATCATCTGGAAGCCTCTCTATACATTCGTCACGAATATCTTGAGGAACTCCCCAATATGCTGCTGCAATTGAACCCGCTATAGCTGCTTGAGTATCAGCATCACCACGAAGCATAATTGTATTTCTTATGGTTTCTTCATAAGAATGACTGTGTGCAAAACAACAAATAGCTTCAGGAACACTTCCTTGACAAGTTGAATCAAATTTATATCCAGATTTAATTATTTGTTCTGGTGTTTTCATCCAAGAATTCTTACCATAATACTTTTCTGAAATATCCAAACAACTTGTAGAAGATTCTTCAAATCTAATACTAGCAATCATTTCAGCAATACATTGAGCACCTTTAATTCCTTCTGGATGATTATGACTTACAGAAGCAGATTCTTCTGCAATAACTTTAGTAGTTTCATATGTATTAAAAACACATCCTACTGGAGATACTCTCATTGCTGAACCATTACCAAAACTATTATAAGGTTTTGGATCATCTGAATCAATCCATTGTCCAAATAAATGACCATATCCAGCTTTACGATACTTTCTCCCCCATTTTTGCATAATACTTACCAAATTATAAGTATTATAAGGAGGATAAAGTAACCATTCTGCTACAGCAATAGTCATTACAGTATCATCAGAAAAATGAGAATCTTTAGTCCAAAGTTTAAAGTTCTCTGGAATTTGGAGACCTTGTTTACAATACCACTCATATGGTACTCCAATCATATCTCCAGCAATTGCACCTAATACAGGATTTTTATATAACTTCATAATTAATTATATTGTTCTTTAAAAGCAAACTTATTTAATAACACTCTTTTCCAAGTAATTTCGGATTCCTCATTAAATGGGTCAATAACTAATATATCTTCCCTCTGTCCATCACATAAAACTGAAGGTTCATATTTGATTATATCACAATCAACAAGAATTTGTCCAAATCTTAAATCTGGATATTTATCAACTAATTTAGAAAGTGTTTCTAATATTAATTTATTATATTTTTGCCTTTCCATACTTTAATATAGCATTATAAGCCGATTCTGAAATAAAATAATGATATTCACTTGTACAAGCCCAATAATTTCCATCTTTATCTTTACCCAACCTTACAATATAATCCATATTTAAATAATGTGGACTTAAATCATTTGTTTCATTTACTCTAACTAAATTCATATATCAAGAATATCTTTAATTAATAAAGTCTTTTCAAATATATTAAATGGATCTTTCTTCATACCATCAGTAAGTACTTGAGTAAAGGCATTATATATTTGATACATACTTGTATTTCCATTTAATCCAATATAATAATCATCATCTTCTTTTTCAAATAATGATTTATAAGCATCAATAGGAGTAGAACAAGCAATTTTCACTGGTTGATAATGGTTATTAAAACTGTAATTAATACAGTTTCTAATCCATCTTCCAAGAGATTCATTTACGTTTTGTTCAGAACAATCAAAATCTGTTTCTATTAATTTTTTTAACCAAGTAGCAGTATCATCAGTTTGTTCTATAATTCTGTCAAAAGGTTTAAAATCAATTTGAGTTTCTGGTTCTAAATCCTGACAAGAAAGTAATTGAGGACTAAATACACAGAGATTAGTACAACTCATTCTTTCCTGTCCTTTAAAGAATTTAACAACAGGTTTACGCACATCAATTCCATAAACCATTCCTAATACTGCTTTATGAGGATCATCATTAAACTTATATTCATCTGGAAGTATAGCTTCAATAAGAACTCTATTATAAGTTATATCTTCAGTATTAATATCACCATTTGCTGTATAAGTAATTTGAGAAGGAAGTTGTACTTGAACTCTAATTTCTTTAGTTATTTTTTGAACTCTTTCTAAAAAAGGTTCTACATACGCAGCAGTTGAAAAATACTCTCTATTTTTAATTCTAGTAGGTTTTCCTGCAAGTAATTGTGATAATTGTAACTCCATTAATACTCCTCCTGTACAAAATTAATTAATCTTTGAATAGCATTAATATCCTCTTGACTTGCTATTCCTTCTAAATTAACTAAAGCTTGTTCGGCACATTCTAATATATCTTCAATCATCTTCATTGTCTAAATCATTGATATTAGTTATTTCCTCTTTCTTATTAGAAATAAATTCTTCAATTTCGGAAATAGCCATATCTTCACTATATTCTTTAACAGAAAGAAACATAGCTTGTATTTCTAAAATTTCTCTATCAGTCATTTTATAATCAATAGATTTATGACCTTTAGGAGTATAAATAATTATACTATCATCAAAAATAACTATTTGAATTTCTTCACTATTGTTAATATATATATTAAAATTATAAGGTTGACCAAAAGCTTCTGATTTATAACCTTTAATATGCAATCCTTTATTCATTGCAGTACGAATAATTTCTATTATTGTATTAATCCAATTCTTCTCCATAATATTCTTTTTTAATTTGTTCTTCATCAATTTCAATATCTTGTTTTCTATATTTTTTCCAGTTATCTATTACTGCTTGTTTATTAGAATTTGGACTAGCTCCAAGACATACTGACATATAAAAAGAATTTAAATCTCCATTCCAATTGAAGAAATTTCCTGCCATATCAAGAAATTCAAAGAATTTATCTTGTAATTCCTTAGATAAATTTTCAATACCCGTATTAGTTACACTAAATCCAGCTTTTTCTCTTAATTTAGTTTGTAACTCTTTCTCTAAATTATCAGGATGGTCATATCCTCTATGTCCAGGAAATCCATTTTCTCCTTCTATATATTTATCAACAATAGGTTCTTTACAATAATTCTTTAAAATTTCTATAGTATCTAATAATTCTTTTTGTCCATTTAATTTATAAGCATAAACATAAGATTCTTTTATGTCATTAAATATTTCTGCAGGAAGATAATAAAATTCATAAGGTTTAGGACCACAATATTCAAGGATAGGAGTTTTATCTTTTAAAGATTCCCATTCTTTATATTTTTCATTATAAATTTTATTTTCTTTTATAAATTCATCCCAGTCTATTTTTGGAGTTGCCCAAGAATATAATTCCTTTAAACATTCAGTAACGGCATTATTAAGAACATCTCTTCTAGTCATTAGTTAATAGATTTTCTAAATTCTCTTAATTGTTCTATTGAAGCATTACATCTTAAGTCTCTAAGGATTTGTTCTCTTTCTTCCTCCTCTTTTTCACTTTTCTCGTTTTCTTTACACCATTCTAATGCTTCTTCATAATTAGTTATAGTCCAATTAGTAAATGTTTCAACTATTTCTTTTAAATCTTTTTCCGATTGAACATCATCTACACAAAAAGTTCTTTTTTCAAAATTTACATCAGAACAAGTTACCCAATCCCATTTATTTAAAATAGTAGCAATAAGTTCTGAGGCAATTTCATCTTGAGAATCAAGTTCATAAATATCTGAAAAATTTATTTCTTCAATATCTACATCAGGTAATGTTCTTATAATATCATTAAAGAGTTCTTCTGAAATAATATTAGCTTTTTCTAAAAATTCTTGATATTTAGTCATTTTTATTTCTAAAAAATATACATTCTTTTTGCCATAAAGCCATCATAAGATATATTCCACAATCTTTAGGAAAATCTTTGCATTTAAGACATTTTTTTAGCAACTCATTAGTTTTATTCATTAATCTCCTATTTTTCCAAATGATATATTATCTCCCATTATATGAGAATAGTTTATACTCCAAGGAGTATTACCCCAGTTTGCTGCAATATAATTAGAAGTTGCATACATACTTCCAACTGATACATAATCAAACTGTTTTCCAGAAGTATAAGCATATTGATGTAGATCCCCTTTAATTACATAAATTTTACTATCTCCATTTGGATTTAGTTTATTTTCTGCAATATAATTGGCAAAATATAATTCAGTTTGAGGATTTAAAGTAAGAGGAAATTGTTTAGACTGATTTTGATTATCTTTACCATGGGTACAAATAAACTTTAACTTATCTACAGTAAATACATCAATAGGATAATCACTAACATAAGTTTTCCATCCTTTTTGTTGTAATTTATAAGATAAAGCAATATTTAATGCCCAACCAAAATTTCCACTATGGTTACTTTCTCCTACACTAAAATATGAATAACTATTAGCTTTAACTAATTCCATAATATTCTTAAAGAAATACTCCATACAATCAAGATAAAGATGACTCATTTCTTTATCTGTCATATTATTAGGAAGTAAGTGTCCTCCTCTAGTAGTCTCTTTATTATACTGATCAATAGAATCACCTAAATCTACAATAATAACATTTTCATAGTGAGATCCCGCAAAAGTAGATATAATTTTATTTAATCTTCTTTTAATTTCTTTTTTATCATAATCAGGAAGTTGATAAAAACCAAATTTTTCATTATAGGCTCCAATATGTAAATCAGATAACCAAATAATTAAAGTTTCTGTTAAACTATCTGGAAGAGTTAAATTAGTTTTTTCATTTTTAAAGTTAGAATCATAAGCTAAAAGATGTTCAAATAATGAACTACTTTTAGAAAGTCTTTGGTTTTCTTGTGCTAATTTATTAATAAGTTTATTAGCTTCAGATAATTGATCTTTTTCTATTCTTCTAAGAACATTATTTTCTTTGTTCTGGTTATGTAAATTAAGTAACTCCTCTTCAGAACGTTCTTCTATAATATGCGGAGCAAATTCAGAATTAGCTTTATAAATATTAAAAGCTCTTAAAATTCTCTTAAATTCTACGAAAGTATATTGAGGAAATTCTCTAGAAACTATTTTTTGAGTAAGATTTGCACCATAAATTGAATATAGACGATAGATAGTTTCCATCTCCCTTCTATCCAATTTACCATAAAAGGTTGGATTATTTTTTCTAAATATTTCAAAAGTATAATACTGAATTAAACCTTTCTCATCTCTTACAGTATTAGTAATAGCTCTATCATCAGTTTCTACTTCCTCTTTTTTTAATTTCTTTTTTTTGCAGTTATTATATGCTTCAATAAAAAGATTTTTAAGTTCATCTGGATAATCTGAATTCATTACATTTTGATAAGCCATATAATAATATCCTGCTTTGTGTTTTTCATTATCTAAGGTTTTATATTTATTTAAATCATCAATTATTTCATCAATTTTCTTTTCACTAATTTTATTCATTTTTCAATGTTTTATTTAAGTTTAGATAAAAAAATAGCCGATTAGAACTAAGTCTAACCGGCTATATTATAAAGAGTTTACAAAATCTGAGATTAATCCATTACTTTATAACCAAATACCAACAGTTTGCAAGACTGAGTACCCTTAGAAGGAACATAATTTACTTTTGCATACAAAGAATTCTTCTCCTTCATACGAGTTTCAATAACCAAGTCTACACCAACGTGATTCTCAATCACGAATTCCTTAGCAGCTTGCTCAGCAGCCTTAGAAGTCTTCTCAGTGAAGATTTCCTCACCAGTATCTTGAGCACGACCCACATAAACTCTTACAGGAGTATGAGTACGAGCTTCATACTTAGGTTTCTCTACCTTATAAGGACGCTCCCTTGAATCAAGAACAGCTGACTGAAGAACAATATATGCACCATCATTAGGCATATTAAACTTCTTTTTCTTCAGATATTCAATCATCCACTCCTTAACATTATCTTCATTAGTTACATTCTCTTTAGCCCATTTCTTATAAGCCTGAGTTGCATCAACACGAAGGTTAAGATTAGAATTCTTCATAGCTTCATCTTTGGTTAAACCAATAGTCTCAAATTTTGTGAAAAATACATTATTTTCCATTTTAAATACACATTTAAATCATTTACATATCACTTTCGTGATCATTAACTATCTACTAAAATGGAAACATCTTTCTTCCGAAGAAGAACATATTAAAATTATCACAGATTTGTGGTAATCATAGTTAATAAATGTTAAAATACAGATTTAACACTTACTCTTTAAAATCAAAACGGAAGATACGTTTTTAAAATTCCACGAATTTCTTTAACAATATCTTGTCCTTTTAACCCAAATGTGGGAAATTCAGTACACTGATAACTAAAATCTTTACAAATAATAGCTAATGCCCAAATAAAATTCTCTGGTAAACCTAGTTTATCAGCCAATTTCATTATAATTTGATAATGTGTTACATCAGGATTCTTAAGTTTTGTTCTATATGTAACATGACAAATTAAAGAAATAAGCACTAATCTATTTTCAAAAGGACTTCTTGTACTTGTACTTGCATTTAAATATCCTATACTAAAGTTATCAGAATAAAATTTATCAAGTTCCTTAAAAGTCATAACCTTTAACTTGATTAAAATATGCTACATTTCGTAACAAGTAAACAGCTTCTGTCCAACCACTCTTAAATAATTTTGGAGTCATTGCTACAACAGAAGTAGAGTATTCTGGAATAGTAGAAACCACTAAGAAATTTCCTTTAACTTTAGGATTTTCTATTCCACGTTCTTTCTTTATAAATAACTTTAATAAGAAACTATAAAAAGCTATTTCCCTTTGATAATGGAAATATTCGGGATCAAATATACTTGCAGGTTTACTAGTAGTTTTTAAATCGTTTACTGTAATTGTGTCGTCTTCAAAAGTAAAATTATCTAGTTTAGCTTTAAGTTTATAAATTCTAGGCTTATAACCTGGAACTTCCATTTGAATGTCCATAAGAAGTGTATGTTCATTCATCACCATTACAGAACTTAAACTATCATCTGGATGAAGAAGATTTTGAATAGCTTTATTTTTATTTAAAGCCTCTACACAATTATTTAATAACTCAAAATTCCTTTTATCAGTATATATGCGTTTCTTATCCCCCTCTTTAAAAGGATTATTTGTCTCATATAAAAATCTATCTCTCCAATATGGTTCTGCTTTCTGTCTAAATTCAGTGAGTCTATTTTCTGTAAGTTTATCCTTATAATATCCTATAATATAAGATTGAGCTTTAATTTCATCATTAGTTGGAGTAGTTCCATCTGATTTATATAAAGCATCAGCCATTAAACCTGCTTTAGCAGTTGGTTTAAATACACCCTTAATTACTTCATAGGATTCTGGTTGTAATACCATAGTATGAATAAGACTACCTGTTTCAAAACTAGGATTATAAACTTGTGGAATTCCTTTAAAGAAAGCTTCTACACCATCCTTTACAAGTACTCCTAATCTTGAATTACTAATATAATCATTTTTATACTCAGAAAAATACTCTTCGTCACTAATATTTTCTAGTTTAAGAGTATCCAATAGTGGAGTTATTTTAATTTGTTTAATTAATTCATAATCAACAGTCATATAAACTTACTAAAATCATCAAAGATTCCACACTCTTTACCGAGGTAGTAAGCATCTTCTATTTCATTATAATTTAATGAATAGATCCTTAATATTGGACCATATTCTTGATTATTTTTTCCATCAATTAATAAGCAGGGAATTCCAGCCATATTTAAGGCTTTCCATTGGTGGGGAGAGTCTTCAATAAATACATCAACTCTTCCTTTTATATATCGAGATTTAGGAATATGATATCCTGGAACTTGATATAAAGGACTATTAGGCAAGTCATTAATTTCTATTGCTTTCTTAGACCAAGATTTTTTACTAACCCTTGAACTACAATAAAGTTTTGGTTCAAAATCAGGTCTCCTAATTACTGGAAGATTTACCCAAAAATCTCTTTCATGTATTAAAATATTAGTAACATTTCTAGTTATTGCCCAATCATATCTAGGAAAATGTTTAAACCGTTTTAAATATCCTTCAGAAAATCCAAAAATGGTATCATCTAAATCAAATCCTACTCTTAATTTCATATTTCATCATAATCTTCTAAATTAGATAAGGCTATTGTGTATTTATCGTTTAGATATTCACTTAATTGTTGCCAATCATCAATACTATCCAAAATTTTATCATCATCTAATTCTGTACCATATTTAATGATTAATTTTTCTACTGCATCTTTATAAGATGGTGCCATAATAGTTTTTATTTCTGGCCAATAGTCTTGAGTGGCTTCTGCCCAAACATATTTATTCATTTAATTTTAATTTTAAATAGTCATATAACAAACTTAAAGGAGCTATAAAAACAGTTCCAGGACTATTACCTCCTTCTTTGTCTTGCTTTTTCCAAACTACTGTAAAAGGTTTATCTTTTAATGGACATTCCTCTTCTATTTTAAAATAAGATGGAGTAGTCTGAGTAGCTTTGCATTGAATATAAACAGGAAGATTTCCACCTAAATCGTCTATATCTACTTTAGCATTATCTAAATTTTTACTATTAGACCTACTACTAACTGTAGTATATCCAATTTCATTTAGTTTATGAATAACATCTAGCTCAAGCTGTGAACCCTTTTGCTTAGATCTCTTAGCAGTATAGTGCTTTTTAGTTTTAGGATCTATCCAATCTACTTGTATTCCATCTTTTGGAATACTATTTTTATTAGCTCTTATTTTTAAAGTTTGTATACTCATTTGAGTCATTTCAGCTGCTTTTTCAATGGAATCATATACATAAGTATTTCCACCTTTATCAGTTATTTTGACTCCGGTATTTAATTGTTTCTATTTCATTTAAATACATTCTAAAATAATTAAATCTGCAATAACAGACCAAATATCTTCAGGAGATACATCTTCTGGAATATCCTTATGGTCTAATAAATACCATCCAATTCCATTTAATATATCTTCTTTACTTAAAGAATTTAAATACTCTTCTTTAGTCATCTTCTATAACAAAGTTATAAAGTAAACATAAAGCTGAATCTAAAGTGTCTAAATCCATTTCAACTCCTATATAATCATCTCCTCTCCATACTCTATACATTCCATAATAATCTGGACATGGATCTACTCTTTCTGGAGAATATTCAGTATGAGTATCAATCCATTCTAATTCTAAATTAGGAGAATGCAAAGGAAGGTTATGGTTTATTTCTGCTAAATCATTTAGTAAAGAAATAACTAAAGGTTGTTCATTTTCTGGAATATTATAAATAGTTTCTTCTGTAATTTTCATTTTATAATATGTATTACTGACCACCAAATATTTCTTTCTAAGTATTGTCCTCTCGGAATAATTATATCTTTGGTAAGTGTAAAACAATTTAATTTATGACCAGACCATATATCTGGCATTCCTCCACATTTCATAAGTACTGGAGGTTCTGCAAATACATGAGAACCAGTCCAATCTTTAGCTATGTAAACTTTCATAATTAATAAAAATCTAGAGAACAAATTTCTTTATTTTCTTCTAAAATTTCTTTTTCAACTTTTTTAATAGTTAAAAATTTACTATCATCTCCACTCCATGTATAAACTCCTTTATCTCCATACTTTTCTTTGAAAGATTGTAATTTTTTAATTAATTGTGAAATTTTCATAATTCATTTAAATTTATAATTAGACATAAATTCATTAACATATTCTTTCATATTTTCTACTCCAACTAATTTAATAGAATCAGTAAAATCTTTTGCAAGATACCAAGGCATATAAAAATAATTAAGCTCTGGATGTTCTCTTCTAATTTTAGCCATATTATAAAGTCCTGGTCTATCATTATCATAAACTACTAGAATATGTTTAAAACGTTGTTTAAATTCTTCTAATTTTTTATCATCAACAAATAATGTTTCAGAATTAGGACTAACAGCAGCTATTCCAAAACCATAAAGAGCTACTACATCTTTCATAGATTTAGTGATTACTAATAAATCTCCAGTTTTTGGTAATTGATGATAACCTTGAAGAACTTTTTTAGAAAGATTATTAATAAATCTATATTCAGTTTTTAAAGGAAAATAACATTTCCATTTCTCATTACCATTCTTATCTTTACCAAAATAATATCCATAAATTGGACATTTATTAGAAGAAGTAAACCTTAATTGACCATTAATAAATACGTGTTGAAGTGAATAAATATGATATTTTTTAAGAAGTTTTTTAGATATTCCAAAAGATTCCCACCATTTTAATTCTTCTTCAGTATAATCTTTGATTTGAACTTGAATATTAGAAGATTCTGTCTCTTTTATTGGCTTTACAATAGTAGGAGCTACAGGATTACTATGTGTACCTTCTATTAATCCAAAATCTTTAGCAATTATTTCTAATGCTTCATAATAATTTACATTAAATTTTTTCATTACTACTTGATAACAATTAATATGTTCATTAGTAGCAAAATCATGTAAATATAATATATTAGATTTTGATTTATAGAAAGCGCAAGTTACATGATTATCATTACGAAATGGGCTAAATGTTAGTTTTTTACTTCTAACATTTAGTCCAGTGTAATATTGCATTATAGATTCCTGATTTATACCTTTAGAAGAAATGAATTCTTTTGTAATTTCTGGTTGTAATGATGAAAAATACATAAATCAAGAATCTTTAAAATGTTTAGTCTAAACTAATATCATCTAAGTCTACATCGTCTCCAGCTGTATCAGGATTTTCATCAGATTCTTTATCCATATTAGTAGGAGCAGCATTCTTATAATTCTTCATTTGAGTTAACTCATAATTAGAGAATGCTAATAAACTCTTATCAAGGGCTACAAAGTTCAAAGCAGAAGGTTTAGTTTCTGCAGTAGCTTTTTTACTTAATACACAGGCATTAGGAATAGTAGCATATGTAGTTCCACCTGAATTACGGCCAACCAATTTCAAGAAGAACTTAACATCAGTCTTACCAGCAAGACCTTTAATAATAAGATCAATAAACTGATCCATACTCTTCAATTTAGAAGCGTTTTCTTTAATCTTGTCGGCACCTTTAGGATTAATAACCTGCATCAACTGCATCAAAGTATACTGGAATTGCTCAAATGCAGAAGGATAGGGAGTACCACTAGTTTCATTAATTCTTCTCTCAAAATCTGAGTCTTTATTAGGAATAAACAGATTATGAGTATAAACACCATTATTATCACCACAACCCTTAAATTCTAGAGCAATAACACCATATTCTGTGCCATCTTTTCCTTTAAGAGAACTCTTTTCAATTTTAGTCAAATTAACTTCATAAATATCATAAGGACGAAGGTACTGAGGACCATTGTTAGTAAATGAGGTTTCGGCAAGACCGCCAAAATTAAAATTGTTCATAATAATTATTAAAACATTTTCATAATTCGAATCATACATCTATGATTACAACTATCTACTTCAATAATTACTATCTACTATTCTTTATTTCTTATTATATATCAAGATTAAAGTCAATATCAGCAGCTTCTACACCGCCTTCATCAACTTCTAATTCCTCTTCTTCTGGAGCAGTTAATTCTTCTGGAACATCAATAATATCATCTTCTTTTTCAGGAGCGTCTCCTAAAAGCTTAAACCAACCATCATGACCTTCATAAGGAATTACATTAAATATAGAACCATATTCTGCTAAGTTATCATGCTTAGAGCCTCTACAGCTTACAGTGAAGGTTTTAGTAAGTCTATTACCTTTAGCTTCATCCTCCAAGATAATTGGAGTAATTTTTCTACCCTGTTTCTCAAAACGAATATCAATCTTCATTTCTGGTTCCCAACCAACAAGCTCTACACAAGCATTGTTCATTTGAATTTTACCTTCAAGAAGAGTAATTTTTGGATTAGGATCAGTATCCTTAGATTTCTTTGTTCTAGTACCAGAACTTGAAGATTTTTTAACTTCTTTAAAATCTCCTAGAGTAGCTTCTCTAGTAATAAGTTCTCCTGTACTTTCATCCAGGATTTCGACAATAAGTTTTGCTGAATTAATTTTCATTATTCTCCTTCGTTATACTCTTTGATAATATTAAGTATCTCATTCAAATCATTATCTATCTCTAAATCTTCGAACATATTCATTGGAGTTTTAGCTAAACATTGTCCATTATTATTGGTAATCAACTTGTATGTCATCTTACCATCATCACCTTCCTCTACTTTAGTACAGAAGATATAAGTAAATAAACCTTCCAAAGTTACTTTTTCTGCAAGAAGTTTACCAATGGTTTTAATAACATACTTTGGATCAATTTCTGTTCCAACATTTTCACTATGAGTTAAGAAAATCATAGTACAGTCTTCTCTCATAGTCTCAGAATATCTCAATATCTCCATAAGATGTTGAGCAAGCTCTGAGAATTTCTGATAACCTACTTCTGTTGCCCTATCAACAAATTCATATGATAATATATACTGCATATCGTCTAGAACAACAGCTTTAATATGAGGCATTAGTTTATTAATAATTTTTAATATTTTTAGGATAGATTCCCAATTAGAGCTAATATAATAATTACCACTAACTGATTTGGTCTTTCCTTTATCATCCTTTTCAATAACTATAGGAGTGTATTTCTTTCTCCAAGCCCTAAAAGGAAGAGGTTTTCCCGTAGTACTAATAATAAAAGTAGTTTCGGGATTCATATTTCTTAAACTTGTACTTTTACCAGTACCTGATTCTCCATAAATACATAGAGTTTCACAAGCCATACTTAAATAATTAATTTAAATTGTTGTTTTTCTGAATTATCTACTACTTCTTCTTCATCTATATCCTTTTTTAATAAATAATCTGGTGTTACATATTTATCATAATCATAAATATCGTTAGGTAAAGGTAATTCAGCCCAAACATTAATTTTTCCTTGATAATTTACTGCAATCTCTACATCACAACTACCAAATCTAGTTTTAAGAAATTGAATAATTCTAATAAAATCCCCTAATTTCTTTATATCATATCCTCTATAAGTATTAAGTTTATCCCTGTTTGGGCCATATAAAGCTATTATAACTTCTGCAGCATCAGAAATATCTCCAGTTTCTTTTAAATCAGAAAGTTGAATTCCAGTTCTACCTGCTTTAAATCTTTCAATATTACTTTGTTCTCTATTAATTTGTTGAATAATAGTTGGAGAAATTCCACACATATTTCTTAAAGTAACAAGATATGCAGTAGCTGTATCCATTTCACCTTTCTTATTTCTTCCATTAGAAGGTTTTAAGAGGCCAGCATGGTCTATAACTACTTCATATAGCATATCAGGATTATCTGGATAATATACTTTTCTATTTTCTAATTCTTCAAATGTTCCAAATTTTTCAAGTTTCTGCATCAATATTGCATATAACTTGTCAGCATTTAAAGATTTATCATAAACATGGATTTTCTTTTCTATTTTATTTAGCCACCCAATACAATCTGTAACTATTTTATAGTTTTCATCACTTAAAATATATCCTTTTTTCCTAGATAATATTTCAGTAATACTTAATTCTTTATGATATTTTTCAAAAATATATGTAGAAAGTAATTTTCCAAATATGACAGTCGCAGGCATCTCCAAACTAAAATAAGAAACGTAGAAATTATTATCATCAAGATGTTCCATTAACGGCCTATAGACATAAGCATATAAAACAAATGATGATTTTCCCTGTCCTGTACCAGATGCTATGACAGTCATAGTTCTTTTAGTTACTCCATCAATTATGGATTCTGTTTTAGGTAATCCCATAGAATAACCCTGAGCTTTTCCTTCTCTACCTGAATCCACCTCTTTAAGAAGTGCTTCAGTTATTGTCATCTGGTTCTACTAATTCATAATCATATCCATTATCTTCACACCAATATTCAGCCAATTCATTAGAGTTAACATACATTATTATATCTCCTTCACCAACTCTTTCAACTAAATCTTCAGTAAGAAAATTATCATACCAATCAGAATGTTTAGTTTCCCAATTGGTTACATCGTAACCATAAGCTTTATTTCCAGAAGTTAATAATATTCTAATCATAGTTCACTAACCATGTCAATAGATGCTATATTCCAATGTTCATCTTGAATATTTTGAGCTGCTTCTTCTTCTGAATTGGCATAACACCATTCCTTATCATAATCACCACTTTTAGTAGTAAATCTTACTAAATACTTTTTCATTCTTCCCAAAAATTAACAATTGTAGCACAATTTGGAATTGCTTCATATAATTGTTTAACTAAAAATCCTTTTGTTTCTGCGGGATTATCTAATTCAACAT